CGCCCTGTTTGGCTTGTTCACGAAGTTTTGCAATGTCACCATCAGTATTACGACCACCTGTGGTACTAGCACCCGCTCTACGAGTCAGAGCCGCTATGCTGTTGCCAGCTTGCTTGGCTGCTGGACGATCTCTATACTTGAGACCATCTCTTAGTAGGCCCAGGATGGTTTCATCACTGGTCACCAGGTCCAGGTTTTTTATTCCTGGTAAGGCTTCACCCGAGGCGTTGTCCCAAGTCTTGGTTAACTTTTCACGCAGTTCATTGAACACATACTCATTTCTAAGTTCCTTGTCCTTGAACCCTTTGCGACTTTGTTCTAGCAATCCGGCCACTTGTTCGCGTCGCATTGTTCTGAACTGATCTACATTGGGCTTGATCTGCTTGATCAAGTTGCCCTGCTGTTGCATGTATCTATCATTCTGTTGAATGTTAGCATGGATCTGCGCTTGTAAGGTAGGATCCTGTGTGCGTTGCAGTTGCTCGTAAAACACCTGGTTGTAACCCTGCGTCTTGAGTATTTCATCGTAGGCCTGTTGTAACTTGGGTGCAACGGTAAATTCCATTGCCAAGGTCAACCCATCGTGATGTTCACGCTGTTGCTTGAGATAATCCTCAAAATCTGCTCGTTCAACTTTTAACTGTCTTGCTTCTTCGTGTATCGCTCCACCTTGTCCCAGGATACTGGCTGCTTTTCGCGCATCGATGACCACTTGTTTGCCATCTTTCATGAACTTGAATTTGGCTTTGGGGTTTGTGTCTGCAAACTCAATAAAGTCTATCAGTTCATCTGCGGTACTGTTTGCATCTGGATCTTCGCTTACCGGTTCTTCTTGTTCAGAAGCTTCTGGGGCTTGTTCCTCTGCATAGCGGTCTATGTCATGGTCTTCTTGCGAAGTGATTCTAGGCTCATCTGGTGCCACAGAGGAATCATCTTGTGCCGCTGATGGTTCACCTGACGCAGACGATTCGGCAGCACGCAATTGATTACGCTGCGTGGTTTCACGCATGGCGGTCATTTTTGCAAAAATGCTGGCATCCGAAACAGGTTCTGCTGTTTGCTCACGGACCGCCTCAGAGAGGTTAGGCGTGTTCGATTCAGTTGTCATTTATATTTTCCTTGTCAGTGACGGCGGGGTTTTGTAAACTTACCGCCCGGTTTTTCATACTCACTGATCTCTTCAGTGTACTTATGAAACTTTCTATGCCTGCAAGTTGGTTACTGAGTGCAACTCGCTGGCAATTACTATCAGGATCGTGACCGGGTATCAGGGTCAATTGATCCATTATTTCAAATTGCCACTGATGTACAAACAGGGCAAGATCTCTATTCTTCAACAAGGCTTCTGCAGCACTACCGTGGCTTTTGACTCGATCCAGTTCACTGGGTTTCATTTGCTTGATTGAGTTCAAGTCCACTGTGAGTCTAGTATTAAAAGCTTCTATAGTTGTGTCATTCAGCATTAGTCGTGATATACCTTGGGTGTTCCTTGTGCCAGGGCCATGTAATCCAATTGGTGTGTGGCACTGTCGCCACCAATCTTGGCTTGTATTTCTTGTATCTTGGCATCGTTAAGACTGGCCTGTGATTTCTTGTAAACTTCTTCAGCTGGCGGATTGGCCTTGGCCTGTTCCTGTGCCTGTTGCTGTGCCTGTTGTGCTTTTTGTATCATGGCTTCAATCTCTTGGTCTGTGGGCAAATATGTATCACAGTTTTTGACACCAACGGCATAAAGTGTGTCGGCAAATGGTCGCTTGATCTTTTCAATCAAGGCCATGTCAAATATGCCCTGTTGTTGCAAGGCCTGTATCTGTCCCACAAAGCCCATTTGTGTTTGTTGTATCAGTTGCTGGCGCTTGACTCGATTGTCATCGCTCATCATGCCTAAAGCCAATTCAATGTGTATCTGTTTGCGTTCAAACACATTCATTTCGTCCCAGGCCTTGTAGTCTAAAAACACCGGTTCCTGGGTAGGGCTAAACTTCTGTGCCATACGCCGGACACCATAGTCATCGCCGTATTGTATCAAGGTACGCCAGATCAAGTAGATGGCTTCTTTGAGTCCATCTGCGGCATTACGCACAGCATTGTCTTGTATGATCTGATTGGGTCCAAGTGCCATGGCCAGTTTCTCACCTGAGTTACCAGCTGCCATCACTTCGGGATTGAACACATCGCCAGGTTGGGTCATACCAATCATGGCCTGTGTGTCCTGTTGCATACGAACCATGGCATTTTCAATAAAGCCCAGATTACCACCTGGTGGCGGCATTGGATAGATGTCAGTGGCAGGATTGAATTTGCTATCCAGGATAAAGATAGCAGCTTCGCCATCCTGCATCATTTCGAAGTCCACACGGTCAGGTTTGACACCCAAGCGTGGTGTAGCAGTAAGCAAGCCCAACAGGATTTCTGCTCGACTGCCCGCGGTCATATACTCCTGCATGGGTATAACACTTTCGCCCACGCTCATGCCATAGAAGTTTCCTGGCAAAGGTTTGGGACACATGTTGGCCACTGGAATATATTCTACTTCTCTAGCACTGATAATGTAAGTGCCTGAGTAAACTATTTCAATCAGTTCCAGCTCGCCATCACCGTCTATATCGTACCTGTCCCATACAGTGAGTATGGTCACTTGACGACTGTCTGGATCGCTTCCCACACCACTCATGACTGGAATACCTTGCACAGGCACACTATCTCTGGCGTGTATGGCCAAGTTGTTCAAGACTGATCCGGCTTGGTAAGCACCATTCTGATTGTATTCGGCAAACTCACGGAACTCTTCTAAATGATCGTTCAGTTCTGGGTACAGATACACAGCTTCTTGTATGCTCATTGGATCATAGTAGCCACAAAAGGCCTGATCTCGCATTTCTTGCACAGTGGGATCACAGATCCAGTAGTGCTGTGCAATGTTTCTAAATTTGATTTGTAGATTCCAACCGGTCAACTTGTATTTGGCAGTGTATTGTGTGTTTTTGGCAATCACTTCTGCAAACAGGTCTTCTTGATCCCGACCCTGATCAGGTGCGTCAGGTTGTTCCACTTCGGCGTCATCTTCTACAGCCGTTGCAAGACTGCTAAGGGTATTGTCAATGTGACTTTGTGCAGCCGATTCGGCTAGACCTGGAGCACGAGCCTGCACTTCTTTCATGACAGCGGCCATGTCAACACCGGTCTTTCTACGACTCTGTCTCAGCACTGTGAGACCTGACTCTTCGGCTTGTGTTTCAAAAGCTCGCAGTTGATCTAGTGTGCCGGAACTTTCCACATAGCGCACTATCTGTTCACGCTTGGGTAACACCATGAGCATGCCATTTTTGTGCATGCAAGCATCCATTACCCAACGCTGTAACACAAAGTGCGGATCGTTTTCTCTGTTCAACACAAAGTCCACCATGTCAGTGGCCTGTCTAGCAGCGTCAGCATCTTGTTCGTTTTCAGGCATGAACTCCATGTTGACTTCACCGTCGGGAGCCAAGCCTTTTACAATCACAGCACTCACATAATCCACAGCAGGTTTTACCACTGGATGGATATAGTCTATGCCGTTGACCGGAGCTGTTGATTCTTGTACTGCCAGGCCCAGGTAGTGGTAGTCCACTGCGCGATTTATGGCATTTTTGGTAGCCAGGTATCGCAAGTAACTGGCACATTTGGTATCTAGTTGGCCCTTGAGTCTTACAAATCTATTCATTAATGCGTTTGAAGTATTCAACTGGCTTATAACTCGGTTGGTGATGTTTAACATGTGTAGGGGATCCTTGTTGTGTATTTAGTTGCCGGGGTCATATGTCCGTTTCCATTCCGAACTGGGCTCAGGTCGCTCACGCACCAGGTTGCGGTAACTGCGCAGGCGTTCTTGTGGAGTACGGTTATCCCAAGTTTCTGCTAGATCATTCAAGCAACCCAGCAGGGCATATCTAGCACTGTCAATGGTGTCATCAGGATCGCTGAAACGGCCCTGTGGATCCACATAATAATTGGCGGCTTCTCTTAGGAAATCTGCACAGTTGTCGTTGATCATAAATGTGCCGGCTTCCAGCATTTGACGCATGGCATTTATACCATAGGCCTTGTGATTGGTCGTCCGGCCTTCTGCGTCAGGTGGATTGGCAATGGGTCGGGCAATCACATTGAGTTCGTAGCTTTCAAACAGTTCTCTAATGCTTTGGCTACTCATGGTATAACGACCCGGTGTGCCTGCATCGGGTGGTAGCACAATGGGTGTGCCAAACACTTCGGGTCGCATGAGATGCTGTATGTAATTGGCTGGATTGGCTTCTTCTAGTCCGCTCACGCAGATCTGTCTGTGCAACCAGGCCAGTCTTTCGTGTGGATGCCAGTACATGAGACTGATCACAGTACGGTCATTGACCAAGCCCAGGTCCAAGGCGATAACTCGCTCAATGCCCGGCATGGTTCTAAAGTCGTAGTCACCTGTTCTATAGGTAGGCCAAGTACGGATCTGGAACACAGCACCTTGACCCATCACAGGCCGGCCAGCTATACGGGCTTCACGCTCGTGTGGCAAGTAATCGCGTTCCAGTTGATCTCTAGTGCTTTGTAGTAGGAATGGTTCTGACCAAGGATCCAGTTCAGGCACATCAGTCCAGGCCACACGCACAAAATCGTAGCCAGTTTCTCTGTTCCAGAACTTGCTGACTAGACCGTTGAGACCTTTAAGCGGTGTAAAACTGCAAAGCACCTGTCCTTGAGTTGTGGCAGTTCTGGTAACAATTTCACTAAAGAAATCATCGGGCGGTTGTTCATCAAACACGGCCAGGTTCAGTTTGAAACCCTGCATCTGACGCACTTCCTGTGTGTAGTTGGCAAACAACAAGTAGCTTTTGCCACCTGAGCTGTGTACAATCTCTACACCCATACAGTTGGCACCATCCGATCGCATGGTGTCAAACACAATGGTGTTTCTGGGAATGGCTCCTGTGCCCATTTGTTCGCGTATTTTTACATCTTGGCTGCCCAACAGTTCATTTTGTAGCACCATGGCTACCTGGCTCCAACCCTCGCCAGCAACCATAGCTGTAATAGGATGGTCAAAACGGTGACCAGACCACCAATCAGGATATAGGCCTGTAAGGTGCATAGCTGTTTCATAACATGTTGACACAGTCTTGCCAATACGATTTGCAGCCAATATACCACGACGCGGAGCAGCCGCTGTGGCGAAGAATTGTTTTTGATGTTCAAATGGTCTAAAGTATCGTAGTTGATTATACTGCATGTCATCGGCCACACTAATAGCCAACTGCTCAAATGGTTCACGCACTTCAGTGCTCATATGGGAGAGACTGTCGGGTGTGAGATCATGTTGTTCCATGACCCATCTCACAGCCCTGCGCATGAGCACGGCACTGTCGATCATGCAAACAGTCCTGTGGCCTGTAACGGATGTGTGTGTTCGTACCAGGCTGCTATTCTTCTTTCACTGATGGCAACATAAGCAGGATCCAGTTCTATACCGGTGTAGTCATAATCCAGTTCCACTGCGGCACAGCCGGTTGATCCTGAACCATTGAACGGATCCAGCACACGACCACCTGAGGGTGTTACAAGTTTTATAAGATACTTCATCAACTCAATAGGCTTGACTGTGGGGTGGTTGTTGCCCCGGTTGGCATCAGTGCGAGCATCCAGCCCAACTGCCATCCTATTACCGTCTGGTCCATAAGCACCCTGGACCGCACCAAACATAGCGGCAGGTAGTTCGTGTCCTATGTGCCGTTCGGCTCGGCCAACTTTGGGACAGTAGAAATACTTTTGGTAGTCTGCGATCTCACCTACGACATTGCTGGGGAAGCGGCCTATTTGACTAGGCTCCCAGTTTAACTGTTCACCTTCACGCAGACCTTGATCAGCATTTTTTTCCGCGTTATAGTTTTCGTGTGCAGTGGTTCCCATCTTACCTGACTTGGGCTTAGTGGACTTCTTTTGATCCTGATATTTCTCCACCGGTTGCTCGCTAAAGCCTACACGACTCCATCCATCTGAGCCACCTTGCGGTCGATCTTTCTTTTTACCAGCCCAACCACCCGCATACAAAGCATTACCTTGTGTGTCACGCAAGTTGTTGGCAGGATCAAAGTCAGCAGGATCTTCATTATCTGCGTAAGGCACACGACAAGCATCAATGTGCAAGGCGCCCACGCCCCACTGTTGACAGTTTTTAGCTATTGATAACCGGATAGGCTTGCGGGCTAACACAATGGGTTCGTGTGCGGGCTTTAACTGTGTGCCCCAACCAGACCATTGCTGACCTGCAGGAGTTTGGCTTTGTGTGATATCCACAACGCTGGCACCCGAAGCACCAATGGTATAACGCTGTTCGTCGCTGAAGCAACCTGATAACTTTTCACCTACTTTGATCTGTGGTGTGGTGATAAAGTAATCATCATAGTCATCACCACAACCCAGCACTGATTTGAGCGTGATCCACTTGTCATCCTTGGGCAAGTTGTTGGCCCAACCTTTGTCTCGGAAGTCAGTTTTTAGATAACCGCCTGCGTTGAATCCACACTCACGAGAGATCTCTGCTGTGCTTTTGCCTGAATCAGCGTAAAGTTGTTTTAGTATGGCTTTGACTTCTGACAATTCTGCTTTGTGTGATGCTTTGCCTGATTGACGATCAATGCTCTTGCCAATGTCTTGACTCTTGGGAAAGCCACTTGAGTAGATCCACATTATCTGATCACGGATCTCAAAGCCGGCCTGTTCGATTGTGACAGCCAAGTGATGGTAAGTTCGTGCGGCACTGAAGGCTAAAATATGTCCACCAGGTTTAAGCACTCGTAAACACTCTTGGTAAGTCTCTAGGGCACCTGTGTTGGCGTCCCAGGCTTTACCTAAAAAGTCTATGCCGTAGGGTGGATCGGTTACTATGCTATCAAAGTAATTGTCGGGGAATGTTTTGAGGACATCCGCATTATTGCCCTGTATGATTCGACTGTTCATTGTGGTTGTCCAAGATCTCGATAGATGGCGTGCAAGTGTCCAAGTGCTTGTGCTAGATCAGCAACTTCTACTGTGTCCAACTGTCGTGTAGCATTCTTGTCCAGGCCTTTTTGCAAGCGTTCAGCAGTGAGTCTGAGACAGTGTTCAATCTGACCAGGATACTTGAGTCTGAATGCTTCTCTATTGGCCTGTCCCACACGCTGTGCTATTTTAATATCGGCTACAGCTCGATCATTTGGTGTCATTCAGTGTCTGCGTCCAAGGCCCAAGGATTGCGTAGTTCACCACCTTCTACATTCACAAACTCTCGATCGATCCAGGTGTCCCACCAGTTGCTGTTGTTGATACGCATGGTCTGCATGACAGCACGGATGTTACGACCCACTGGAGTTAGTGTGCCATCTTTACGCACGATCACTTGTTCGCCGGTCCTGGGATCTACCCAGCGGATTATTTCGGGTCTCATTCGACCAAACTTGTCCATCTTTTCACCGTGTGGTCTTTGGTCTAAGGGTCCCATCACTTCATAGCTGATCATGCCGTTCTTGTACTTGCGGAATAAACAATCAACCTTGCGATCTTGGGCACGAAAGTCCGGATCTGGGTGTGCCATGAATCTTGACACAAAATTGTTCTGCACTTGATCAGGTGCTGGCAAGCTGGGATCTCTTGGTGCAGGTTCTTTCATGGCTTCTACTGGAATAAGGTCTGCTCGTTCCAGGTATGGATTGTCTGTGCCTATGTAGATGGGATTGACTTCCAGTCCATTCAACACATCCATGGCCACTTGATACTTTAACTTGTTGGCACGACCTTTGAGAGTTAGCACCAGACCTGTTTGATCAAACACGAACCTTTCCAGTTCAGTGGCTGTGGGAAAGTCTGTCATGAGACCGTCTATGTCATACTCTGGAGCAATGACTTCAGGCCGGGGGGTTGTGGGTCGGGTTACAGCAGGATCGACTGGAACATCATTCCAGACATCAATGGCCTCAGTGGGCTCAATAGGGGTTACTTCGCTTTTTCGCATACGGTTCCTTTTCTATACGATACTACAAACTGGGCACAGTGGACCAGTGGTTCTCAATTACTTAGTGATCTTCTTGGGAGCACGCACAGTCCGGTTGTACTCAGTGCCACCTGCTGTGGGATTGCGTTTGGGTCCTGTGTCGGCGTGTAGGCCTTCCACTTTGGGATCGTAAAAGAATCCTGGGTTGCGGGCTTCAAGTGCCTTCATGACCATGTCGGCCAATGCCTCCTTTTCGCCGCCCTGTTTCTCTTTCAAGAATGTGCTGCGCTTGGTACCATTGTCGCTACCATTGCCCACTCTTGGACCTTGTGGCTGATTGATCCGGCCGGCTTGCGGGTTTGTTTTGTTCTTGTTCATTTTTTCTTCATGCCTCGTAGTGTTTCGGCAAGTCTGGCACGCTGGCCCAACTTACCAGGAGCCTTGGCGGCTCGTGCCAGTTTCTTGGCTGGAATTGTTTCGCCCTTTTTCACGCCCATTTCTCGACGCAGTGCGCCTGGCTTCTGGATGGCATCAGCAATGAAATTCTTTTTAGTGGCCATTATTGACTGTTACCTCGAACGGGACCACGACCCATGTTGATCTGATCAGGATTGCCTCGATAGTTCTGTCCTGGCTTGGGATCAAATGGTCTTGTGCCACCGGGAGTGCGTTCTTGCTTGCCAAAGTTCAATGAGTCATTTGCACCCATTGCGGCTTTGAAATTAGGCAGGCTACTGGTAGGAGGCTTTTCTGGACCAGCAGCAGGTGTGCCGTTGTTGCCCACTGTAGGACCACGGCCATAGTTGCCACCTGCTCGGCCACCGTGTTGGTTGCCCGAGTACTTGGAGCTCTTGGTAGTGATCCTACTGTTGTTGTCCTGGCCATTGCTGGCCAAATTGGCATCGCCCTCTTGGTCCAGGTTACGGCCAATTGCATTAGGGGTCTTGGTGTTCATAGTTTTCATTTGTTTTCCTTAGTCCATCTCTCGATCGGTCTTGCTTGTTGCAGCCAGGACCACTGGATGGAATGGTTGTCTGGCTCCGGTACTGGCTGTGTGGCTCTCATACTGCGTGCCTTGTTCTTCTATATGACTGCTGTGTGAATTCCGCTTGCCTGCCTCACGCTGTTCACTGTAGGCAATGGCCACTGCTTGCTTAACTGGCTTACCGGCCCGCACTTCAGCCGCGATGTTTTTTCCAAATGCTTTTTTTGAGGTTGATTTGATCAATGGCATAATATTATTATTTAGTCCGGTTGGGATTGCCCACTACAGCACTCAAGGCTGCGGCAAAGGCGGCGGCTCTAGTGGCTACAGCATCTGCACTATCGGTCACTTCCATTGTGTTCAAGGTGGCCAATAACTTGTTGCCAATCAAGTGATGATATTTCATGGCCAGACTAGCGTCGGTCTGTCGGGCCTGTAGGAAGTCTTCTACTAGCAGTTCTTCATAGCTACGGCCGCCTGAGCGTTGGTCCAGGACCTCCAACAGGTGTTTGATCGTGACATTGTCTCTACTGCCAGGTTTACGACCGGCACCAGGTCTAGC